AGTATATTATGCTCTATATGGATGACCTTCTAAAGATACATAATCAGTTCTTCTTCTTTTGAGGTTTCATATTCCTAGTGCTGATGGTAGATGTTGCACTAGCCTTTCCTTTTCCTGGGATAAAGTTTAGAGAACCATCATTTTGAACCCTGATTGTCTGCTTACCTAGTTGTCCTCTGGTAAGTTGTAAGTTTCTCATAGACTTAGGGTCGAGTAGTTCCCTCAGGGGATTTATAATCTCGTCGTTCTGGGATGCTCTGTAAGTATTTCCCGTGCTGAAGATATGTATCTCAGACATAGGATTTCTCCCAGTAGAGTCTACGCCTACGGATGCTTGAAGGGCAGCAATAGCAGCAAGACCTCCTCTACTCTTGTTCTTGTCTACCTCATTCTTTCTAGCATTTATTACTATGTTTTTATTCAATACTATGTTCTGTATCTCTCGGTCCATAAGTCCAATTGCTTTCTTGGACCCAGTTTTTTCCCACTCTGTAATTATTTCATCGGCTAGTTTGTTGATGCCTTTTGTGCCAGGAATTACTTTTTTAAGTTGATCCGCAACAAACCTTCTAGCAGCAGCGGGTGTAGGGTATGATGTGGTCGTGAAAGGTTCCATCAAGGCTGTTACTTTTTCAGACGCCTCATTCATTTGTCTTAGAACTTCTCTACCTTCAGCCTTCACTGCCTCTCTTTCTTCTTCAGGAAGTCCTTCAAGAAGTTTGTCCCATACAAAATTGCCGTGTTCGTTATCATCATCTAGGAGTCTTTGGCTTTCTGTTCTCAAACTAGTAGCCTCACCTACTTTAACATCTCCTTCTCTGACATAGGACTTAAGTGAGTCAGGTATCACCCAGTAAGTTTCTTGTATCTCATCACCTGATTTTTTTATAGCCGTCTGTACTTCTGGTGCTAAGTCCTCAAATTTGACTTCCTGCATACCTACTCCACCAGTCTCTCCCTCCAAAGAGCGTTCCTCTTTGAACACATAGTCTACATCAGACTTGTCTCCCTTGCCTGCTGTGCCTCCTACTCTCGCAGCATAGTCAGGTTTTATTTGATTCAAGAAATCAAGAGACTCAAGGAAGTAGTTCTTCAAAGGACCTTGTACAAATTCTCTAACACTCTTTTCGTCAACAATATCCATGTCCGCTAAAGTATCTATAACCTCTGCATACATTTCATCTACTGCGTGAGTTCCTCCTTCGACATCTCTTTTCATAGCCAAAGCGTTGAAGACAGACTTTCCAAACTTAGACATCAGTTCACGGAGTTTTTCAGCCGCTTCTTCTTTTCTACCTGAGTGTGCTAAGAATGCAGCCTCTTTAACTGTCTCACTACCTTCCTTTACAATGTTTCCAATATTACCAGTGTCACCTGTGTATCCTGCTTCGACTCTTTTTTCAGGTATTTTATAATTGTCAATGTCTTCTACTGTCTCAGCACACTTCTCAAGATTATCGTTGTAAGCCTTAGCCATAAGGTTTAAAGGGTTCTGTTCAGCCACTGACAAAGAAATACCAAATCTATTGCCGTCGAGGGGGCTGGCAAAGAAGAAGGAACCGGAACTAGTGTCTTGCCTGACAGTATCAGACACTTTAGAGAAAGCATCGACATTAGACTTGTCACATTCTAAGGACTTAGAGTATGCCTCTGAGAAGGATGCCATGGACTCTAGTGATCCACTAAGTTCAGCAACAGGTATGCCATCCAATGCAAACGCAATGCTATTAGTTCTATCAATACGAACAGCCCCTGCATCAATCTCTCGTTCTAATGCATATGCTACTGAACCCTTACTCTTTCCTCCAAACATCTTTTGAAACAAAACCTTTTCACTCAAAGCCTGTTGTCCTATCTTGGTAGGTTTTTTATATCCAACAAGTAACTTTAGAGAATTGCTATACATAGTTTTAAGGTTCTCTATACTTCCTGGGATAGCCTCTTCTATCTTAAGAAGTCTATCCTTATCCTCTTGACCCAACGAAGACAGCGTAGGGTCTAGTTCAAAAGGGTCTGTTGGTTGTTGAGGCTCTTGTGTCTGGTCTACTCCCAAAGCGTCCGCCCCACCTTCACCGTCACCTTTTCCAGAGTACCAGTTGTTTATCATGGTCCTATCTTGAGCAGATAGGTTATTTATATTCCTTGCTCGATCTCCAAAAGGACCACCTGTTGCTGTGGTAATATTATTGTTATCAGTTTGAAGTATTATTGTGGGATTGGTTACACCTTCTCCACCCGTAGGATGGTTTAAAGTAACCTGCTGCCCAGGAGCAGGTATTTGCTGACCCGTCAGCCAGAACAAACCATCATTAACACCCTCTGTCAAATGAGTGTAACTCTCAAGCAGTAATTTTGCGAACTTCATCATAGTATTATATGAAAACACCCAACCCAACTTTTTGCTGGGTTGGGTGTTTAATTACCTTAAGTAAATATCAGGATATTTTAGAAGGTGCTCTAAGGTTCATGAAGTCGTAGCGGAACTTAACCTCAAAGGTATCAAACTCAGATTGAGCGTAGTTCTTTTCACCTTTTGTGAAAGATTTTGGATATGCACCTTTAAGTTCAATGACATTTTGCATTCTACCTGCTCCATCAAACTCATAAATTTTCATAGTGGTTTTGAACTCTGTTCCATCGGCACCCCCAGCCCGATAGAAACCAGTTCTCATATCAAAAACAGTTGCAAGATACTCGTAGAACTGAGCCCCAGGACTACTTTGAAGAAGGTTATCAAAAGTTACAGTAACCTCTTCATGAGTAATCTTACCAGGGTAGTAAACAAGATCATTCATTCTATGAACTTCAATGTCTTTAAAAGCATAAGATAGTCCAGTAACCTGTTTTGCAGCCAAAGTTAAAGCCCTAGTATCTTTTATTACAAGTCCTAAAGGTACTACCTTTGATATATCAAACTCGATTTCCCATTGATAACTTCTGACAGCATCGAGTTCTGTTGATATTACAGGAAGGGATCCATCTTGGGAGCCATCAAGGAGTCTACGCATGTTCGCGTCTGGTCCACCATCGACTCCGCCAGTATATTTTGAAATGTCAGCCATTTTTATTCTCCTTTATTATGAAATTGATTCTGATTGATTAACCAAGTTAAGTTCAAAGACTATAATCTCTGCTGTCTTAGTTGGTCTGATTACTACTTTACACCATAGTTCACCCTTCTCAATCCTATCAGGAGTGTTAGTGGTGGAGTCGCAGGTAACACTGTAGTCGGTGATACCTCTTCTTCTTGCTATAGGATCAATAAGTCCCACAGTAACATTTTCAATATCCTTCCAAGTGATTGGATCGTTTGGCTCGAAAGCAAACTGTCTTGTGGACCTGAGGATAATCTTGCGAATGATGAGCATCATTCTTCTAACATTAACTCTATCAAGAGCAGAAGGTGCTCTTTGAGCAGTTCTTTGACCGAAGATAGTGATTCCTTGCTGTGGGAAGTTAACGATTGGGTTGATAACATTACCATCAGAGTACATGGCATCACGATCACCTTGGCTTAGTCCGATTTCGACATCAGTAGGCTTGGTGAGTCTACCTCTAACAAAACCAGCAGGAGCAAACCAAGACTCAGAAACATCATCGGTTACACACATCTGTCTGATAGCGTAGATAGCAGGGTCGTACCAGCGATCAACACCGTCGTATGCGCTGAACACCTTTACCCAAGGCCAGTAGATAGCAGCGTAAGAAGTATTGATAGCGGAGGTTCTCTCGGTAGAAAGACCGTTACTCCAGTCTATAGCGTTCTGTACACTTCCGATAGCGTAGGGAGGTGAAAGAACTGCTAAGAACTCCTTAGTGCTCTCTGCTAGAGTTATGAGTGCGTTCTGTACTGCATCGTTAGACCAGCCAGGAACAGCAGCCATGCTAAGGTTTAGAAGGTCGTTATCTAGGACCTGCATACCAGTCTTACCTGCATCAGTGACCTCACCAATAAGAAGATCATTAATTGCAGTCTCGTTAGTGCTCTCTGGGATACCGTCAGTACCGCCCGCTAGTTTAACACCAGTTTGAGAAACAAACTTTACGAAGTATGGGTTACCATCTGCAACATCTGCTGATCCCCATTTACCTTTAAAGGTTCCTGTTCCTACAAGGGATTCTAGTTGAGAAGCGAAGGATGTTAGTCCAGTCACAGCAACATCAGTATCAGCAACCACAAGGTTACCTTTGATAATTTGAGAAGTTACTCCCTCGACTCCAGTGTTGATAACAGTTTCAACAAACTGCTCACCTTCAAGAAGATCAACTGAGAAACTCTCTGCGGCAACACCATCTTGAAGAATGTTAATAGTGACCTGTCCTCCACCTGCTGTAGTTACTGAGATAGAGTTACCACTCTCCACACCTGCGTTGGTTATTGAGTAGTTGTATCCAGTTCCAGGGAACTGACTCTCTACAAAGTAGCACACACTTTGAGCAGACAAGGAAATACCAGCGACAGTTGGAGTAGCACTCATTGTATCGTGAGTTCCAGAGGGATCTAATGGAGCGAAGAGAGCCGACACAGAACTTACCGTAATGCTGGCTCCAGATCCAGCGTATCCACCAACTATTACAGCAGATCCTCCTATATCATGAACTGATACTTTAGAAGCGGCTTGCATATCACCACCTAACTTTGCTTTTAAAGCAGTGACAGCATCGTCATAACCAGAAGCGATGGTAAATACTTTATCAAGTTGAGTGGTTCCTGCATTGTCCTTTACAGTGATTTTAATATCTACTGATGAAGTCGTTCCAACAGTGGAACTGACAACAACAGCAGGACATGCTCCAAGTTGAACTCGGGCTGATGCGTCAAGAGCACTAGCAGCAGCGGCTCTAACATAGTAAAGTGAGTTGGTAGCCTCTAGAATTTCTAGAGCACCTTCAAGACCTTGACCAATAATGTCTTCACTGGGCTCTCCAAAGAGAGATACTAGTCTTTCACCGTTGGTTACTAAGGTTGCCTTGTCTACTGGACCCTTAGTAGCAAAACCCACAATACCTACAACACTAGGGTTGATTGCTGCGGGATAATCACTTGAATCCTTTTCTAAAACATATACGCCGGGGCTTACATAACTTGCCATATCTGTTCTCCTTATACTGATTTGATTCTAAGAATCTTTCTTTTGTTCATTATTGAACATTGTCTTGAAACAGCCTTTTCAGGCACGACAATTGTTTGGTGAGGTTTCAAAAAGACACTCTTGACCCCAGTGGGGTAGTCTAGAAACACTTGAAAGGTTTGTAGAGAAGTATTTGTAATTGATTTCATTTTGTTCTCCTAAGTTAGATAGGTTGTTCGGAAGGTATTTTTATTAATTTTATACCCAAAACTCGGTATTGGTTTGGATTATCTTACCTGTATTTGTTAGCAAGAATTTAGGACTTGGAATGTATCCTTGTATTGTAATAGTAAAGTTTTTTCTAATCAGCCTTTCCTCTTTATCGCCTACATCAGTCTTTGAAATATCCTCTTCAGAAGACAGGAACCCTTTTAAGATGTTTGTATCAAATATGGTAAGGTTCTTATGAGGATTAAAGGTGGACCTAAGTTGTGCTGATAACTGATCTATGTGAGAGATGTACTTAGACCATATGCTTAGTGTGTATTCTATATCGACTGGGACATCAGGATAAGATACTATCCTCTGAGCCCTTTGAGTTTCGTCGTCCCATCTTTTATCAAAAGAAAGAACACTCCATGATCTTCTTCTCTTACTATCCTCCTGAACAGAAGATTGATATATCGTAGAGTAGGGTAGGATTAGATTATTTTCCTGAAACTTCTTGGCTACAAGTCTCTCTTGCCTTCCATGATGTAGTTTTACATCAATGTGATTTTGTTGATCATCTATGTAAGATAACCTCATAGAGGACAGTAGGCTCCTAAGAACCTCCTTATAGTAAGTAGGAGACATCTTTAAGTCCTGAGTCATCTGATGTATCCTATCAGTAAAGTAACTTCTTTCGTAACTACTCAAGATCTAAGTACCCCCCTACATCATCAGCGACATCAGTAACCTCTTGATTTAGTACCTCCTCATCATCGCGGAGGAGTTTTGCAGTGCATACTACATGATACACACCATACATCTCAAAACTATCTTCCTGAACCTCAGTGATCTCATACTTTTGATTCTGAAAGTGTGGCTTTAATTGGTCACCCACTTCTGGGGACCTTCCTAAAACACTTTCTATGTACGACTTATTAAACACAAATGACTGGTCGTTCGTTAGTTCTATTCCAAAATTAGAAAGAACTTCTTCTACTATTGAAGGCTCATAGTATCCATGAACAGTTATGGGTTCAGACGCAACGGTTCTAGTGGAAGCCTCTAGATAAACATCGTCGTACTGCTCATTCACTAATTGCTTAAAGAAGTGCAACGGTGATCCTGATATTCTTATGATCTCATCGTCTACTAGATTAAAAAGGTTAACATCAGGGTTCGACGGATCGTAAAAAGATAAGGGGGTAGAACCTTCCACTTTTGGAAGGTTATCCATCTGTCTATTTACTTTAAATCTCTTTGCCATCAGCCTGTAGTAAACATGGGAGGTTCTTCAACCTCATTCATAAGTTCTTCCTTAAGAAGTTTTTTCATTTCCTCACCCTGTTTCATAAGAACATCTCCGTTAAGTGAGGTGCCTCCTCCTGGGCCAGGAACAACCTTGAACTTACCTCTAACCTGACCTAGAAGTGAGGTAGCACAGGCAGTCGCGTATCTTTGAATCCAGTTCCTCATCTTAGGGGACATAGTTACTGAATTAAGACCCCTGTATTCTAGAATGGCAACATCACTTACAGCAGGGGTGGGGTACAGTTGTAAAAACTGTCCGTCTAAAATGTCCCATCCGCCATCCTGACTCAAGACTCGTCTAGTAGTTTCTAGAGTGGACTGTAATAAATAGTAATCACCTATGGTGAAATTATCAAATAGATAGTTGTCCTGAAAATACTTGATAAAGAAATCAAATTCAAGTGTACCTGCCTGGGATTGAATACTCAGTAAGGTCTTTTTAAATGTTACATATTGGAGATTCCTTATAATGTATTTAGGAATCTGATAAAGATTATAACCACCCGTTGTGTGGAACGCTGCCATTTGTCGAGTGAGTTGAGGAGAGTGGTAATCTAACTCCGTGACTGCCTCATCTATACACAATTTTAATTGATGATCAGTAAGTTCTACACGAACAACAGGGAACCCTAGGCTTGCTAGGACATAATCTCTTATCTGTTGCTCAAAGTTTGTAAACTCTACGACATCTGACTGTGTAGTTGTATTCAAGTTATCTAAATCAATCTCTTGAACATCAGGTGAGGTGTGGTCCCCTAATGATTGGCTAGTGTTATTACTAAAACTATTACCGTAAGAGGTCACATTAGGAATTATTATTCTTGCCATTCTTCACCTCAGTCTTTTTTCTAGGTCTTCCCATTCTAGGCTTTGGTTCTTTGATTTCTTTCAATAAATCGTATTTTAAAACTTGGTTAGTCTCTATAACTTGATTTGGTCGTATTGTCATCAATGAACCTTCTATCTCAAGAAGGAGTGGGAACCTAGAAGTGCATCTGTACTTGTACTTCATACTTATATATAGTTCTTATAATAAAAAAACCACTCACTCCCCAGAATTTGGGGAGTGAGTGGCTTAGATTAGCCTATCTTATCAGACTACATTATCGAAAGCACCAGCGGTAAGACCCTCGGCACCAACTACACGGATAACTCTGTAGTAGCGGGATGCGGGGTTGATCGCAACCTTACCGTAACGGGTAAGGATGCCCTTTCTGGGCTGGAAACTCTCGGGGTCAGTGATGGTGGGTAGGGCCTGGAAGGGGATGTATGGAGCATACACGAAACCACCGTCCATAGGACCAGCACCTTTGTAACCCATGAGAAGTTCACCCTCTGGGTAGAGGGGATCGACAAAGAGGTCGTAGCGACCCATGAACTTACCACGGAACTGGATAGTGCCAGGACCGAAGTTAGTTGGGGCGTCAGAGGACTCGATACCGCCAGTGAGGCGAGAAGCACTCTCTAGGATAGTTGCCATGATTGGAGCACAGATAATCCAGTTACCAGCACCACGAAGAGTGGTCTTGTAAATGTCCTGTGAAGCAAAGTTAATCGTGGCAAGCAGGTTAGCGTACTTGTCGCCAATGTGGCGAGGAGCGAAAGTGCTAAAAGCATCTGCGGCAAAGTCGAAAAGAACAGTGTTCTTACCGACTGAGTAGGTGCCAGGGATACCAGTGATACCTGAGCCAGTGGAGCCTTCAAAGATGAAGTCACCGAAGTTGGAATCATTGTTAACACCAGCGAAGTTACCTAGGCCAGAAGTGTTGTTGGCTTGATCAAGCATATCCTTGCTGTAAAGATCGCCTGCTGCGCCAGTAAGGTCGTAAGCAAGACCGCGAAGGTTCTCAATGAGTTCACGGTCAACCTCCAGACGGATCTCCTTACCAAGAATATCGGTAAGTTCACGCTCAAGATCAAGGTTGTGGTAAGCCTTAAGGTCCTGAGAGGCTTCGAGAGTCCAGAGAGCACGCATCTTCTTGGTGCGTGCAATCACGGGCTGTTGCTCGATGCTCATGGTGACCTCAGGGATAGCAGTACCAGCAAGGTTTTCACCAGCAGATACTGACCAGCCTTGAGCGAAATTGCTGTTGGGCCAAGAAGCAATAGCATCAGCCATGTTGGTGCCAGTAGCGAAATCAGCGGAAAGAGCGGAACTACCGAAGTCTTGTGAAGTACGACCAGCGGCAAGAAGTTCATCGGCGCTAGAGACACCACGATCTTGGAAGTTAGGCTCACCCGTGGTTAGACCACGGTAGGTGAGTTGATACTTACTGTAGAGGTTCTGACGATTTCCGCCATATACTCTAGCAGCACCAAGATAGAAGACCTGTGAGACGGGACCGCTCATAGGCTGAACGCTAACAAGGCTGTTAGCGATAAGTTCGGGGAAGACCCGACGAACGAGAGGGAATGCAAACTTCTGGAAAGTACCAATGCTACCAACGGTAGTGGTGCCAACACCGACAGCGGCTTCGTCTAGACGATCATCCTGCTGGGCTGACTTAAGTTGGTTCTCCAGTAGTTGTGCAGTAACTCTCTTGGTATAATCATTCTCGATGCCGTCTAGTGCGGGACCCCACTTGTTTACAAGGTCATCGCTGGCACCCATTTCCATAATATCCATAACTACAACTCCTTAAAGTTTATGCTCACTTCATTAACTTGAGCATTTCTTCGGTTAAGAATTGGTTGCCCATACTTTCCAGTGGTTCATCCTCAACCTCTTCGTCTACATTTTCAGTAATGACTACGGCCTGCTCTGTAGACTTAAACAGTGTAGCCTCCTTTTCTTCTGATAGAAAATGTACGCTCTCGTTGAGTGATTCGATTTCTCTTTCACGCTTCGAGACTTTAGATTCTAACAGTTGAACTGTTTTGGCAAGACGCTCTTGCTCTCTCAGTGACTCAGATAGTTCACGGGCAAGGACCTCGTTATCATTAACAAGATCACCAGCCTCTGCTAGTCTGCGCTCACTCTCAGCATCAATATGCTCAGGACGGAACTCGACGGCCATGAAGCCCATAAGTTCACGGAATCGTTGTGCATCACGATAAACATCGTTAGACTCATGAAGTTCCTCTAAGGCAGACTCTTGAATCTGTTGACGCTTCATGGATAGATAGGCGAAGACCTTATCGGTAAGTCCACCTACTTCCTCCTGTACTCTTTGCTCGATTAGTTCTTCCATAACACCAGCGATTTCAACGATAGTCTCTTCGGTAATGCCCTCAGGAAGTAACTGAGCGATGTCTTCTATTTTCTTTTTATCCATGATTGTACTCCAATCTATTGTTATCTATACAGTTATTATAGATGTCGTTGTTTTTTACTATTTTTTCTTAGTAACAGTTCTCTTAGGAAGAGGTCTACCGTAGATATCCTTTCCTTCCCTTTCCATTTTTCTTCTATGCATTTCGGATTGTCTATTTGGAGGAAGGTTCATAACTCGGCTTGCCTTTTCAGCAGCAGTTACCTCTGAAAGAACAGAACCAACGCGAGCAAACAAAGTAGAGTCTGATACTCTCCCTGAATCACCTTGCTTTACTGGTCCATATTTTCTACCAGATGCGGGCTTCTCTGGTAGCGTACCTCTAGAAGGTGGCGTCTCTCTAGAAGGTGGCGTCTCTCTAGAAGGTAGCCTCATACCAGAAGTTCTTTTATGTTGTGCGTCAAAGGCGGCAACATCCCTTCTAAGAGTTTGAAATGGTTTCTTTTTACCTTCAAGAATTTCACCGACGCGAGCAAAGATAGTTGAATCGCTCATACCTGCTTTAGCAGTTTCTTTTGCAAACTGTGATGGTGCTTGTATATTCCTAGACCTTCTCTTGTTTGTTCTTGCGGTTTGTGTTTCTTGAGCACTGAGCATCTCCTTAAGAGCAGCAAACTTGGACTTCTTGCCCTTCTTCATCTTCTTGCCTTTCTTGCCCATAGCAGCACCGATAGCCTTTCTACGGTTCTTAAGGTAACCGTCAGTGCCATCTACCTTACCATCGTTGTTGATGTCTGCATCTTCCTTACCAACGGGATCAAGACCTTTGGAAGCCTTCTTCTTCTTAGCCTTCTTCATCTTGGCCTCGTTAAGACTCTCAGTTAGAAGAGTGGCAAAAACCTTTTCCTTGGTGACGCGAGGAAGAACCTCGTTCATGATCTCCTCTACAAGAAGGCTCTGTCTGCTTTGACGAGACTCAGACAGTGCAGGGAAAGCGCCACGGGTTGAAGGGTCAGCAACGAGGTCCCAGGTGATAAGGCGGAAGTCTTCGTTGACATAACGCTTACCGTCTTGACCTTCGGATAGAGTACCCATCCCGCGTGAAGAGATGCCTACCTGAACACCGCCCTCGATAAGTGCCTTGGCAACTTTACCCATGGGAGTGTCTAGGATCTCAGCCTCACCAATAATATCATTACCCTTAACATCTAACTTAGTGATAAGGTGAGAGACATTAGAAAGTTTTACGCTATCGTGTTGAGGGTGATCTAACTCACCCATAAGACGACGACCTTTCATGGACTCGCATAGTTTGGTGATCTCACGCTCAAGCAAAGCCTTAGGATAGATACGACCATTGTTGTTCTCCTCGTCTGCACGCTGGAAAACACCACGAACTTTCATGATCTTTCCCTTGTCTGTGTCCTCGTTTAGAACCTGTAAGTTTTCAATAATAAATACATCTTCTAGTAACATCATTTTCTCCTTTTGGCTTTTGCCTTATATTTTTTAGGCTGATCTTTCTCTCTTCGAGCAGCAGCCTTCAGTTTACCTTCAGTCGATCCCCCATGCTTAACACGGGTCCTTGCAGCGTGGCTACGGATGCTTTTCCAATCAGCACTAGGAGTAGCACTCCCTGGAGTAAATCCCTTAGCGGTTCTACCAGACACTCTCTGCTGCTTGCTCTTGCCCCAACCACCAGCGGTGGTGACATACATTCTATAGGATCCCTTTGTAGAAAATATAGAACCAGGGCTTGTCTTCTTTAGACCGTCTTTTATAGTCTTGTAAATAGGGACACGACTTTTTCTTGCTGTGAGTTTGTCCTTTCTCTTGTAGCCACCCCTACCGTTAGGATATCTACTAGACTTTTTTTCTTCTAACCTTTGCTCGTCTCTTAGATTTCTTACGACCTTTATCAGACTCATGACTACATCCTCCTGCAAAATTAGGAGCGCCTAGACTCCCTACGGTTGTTGTCCCTACACCTAACTCGTTAAGCAGTTCTTTTAGTTCATTAATCTTAACTTGAATCTGCTCTTTAAGTTGCTTCCGTCTTTCTTCTTGAAGGTTGACCTTTGGTGATGAATCTTTTTCAACTCCAAAAGAGTTAGAGAGAACTGCGTCAACATCCTCTTGAAGAACTTGTACATTCTCTATGTCTGGCACATTACCCCTCACGGGGGCTTTGCGAGAAACAGGTTGAGGATTGGTCTTCTCTTGCTCTAACAAGTTAAGAGCAAAATCACCAATCCCCATACCCGTTTCGTTAAGAGAAGCCATAATTATTTTTTAGGTCAGCAGGCTTCGCCGTCCATGTCCATTTTCTTCTTCTTGGACTTCATCTTCTTAGCCTTGTATCCTTCGATAAGTTCAGCAACCTCTTCTAGGTCTTCGTCATCAATACCTTCAAGGAGGTCGATCTCCTCAAACTCTTCGTCTTCCTCGATGACATCACCTTCCTCGGCCTCTTCAGCCTCGGCAAGTAGTTGCTCTGCCTCCTCAAAGACGCCTAGCATAGCAGAGGCGTGCTCAAGAAGAACCTCATCAGAAAGTTCACCCTCAAGGGTGGACTCGCAGAGAGGGCAGGTGTGAGCCTCAGGAGCAGTCTCCTCGGCCTTAGCTTCTTCGATGACCTCTTGCTCCTGAACGGGAGCAGCGGACTCAGTAAGTATACCAGCCTTGTTCCAGGCTGCGGTGCCGAGTACGGCTTCTCTTAATTGATCTCTGTTCATAATAAACTCCTGACGCTTCTTGGCGTCTGTAAATATGTATATCCAATTAAATTTAACTAGCGATTTTTCCTGTTTTTTAGTGTATTCCTATTTGTGAAAGAAGTTGTTCATATACTTGGTTACTTAAAACTCTTTCGTATGCGTGTCCACATGACGCCGCAGCCCCTATAGAAACCATTTTGCTTTGTCCTTGTATAGTTATATTCACTAAGTCTGTAAGTGCAGGTAAGCATGGTTTGGGGCTTTCGTGCTGCCATCCGTGAACTCCTAGGAAAACATTTGCATTATCTTCATCCATGGCGAATAACTCCTGCCCTCCTACAGTCACTCCAGGGGTTGATACAAGTTCACATCCCTTAGGTAAATAACCTTCCGCATCATTAGTTATAGCATCCCCTGGTATACAGTAATCATTTAAACTTCCCATAACTTACTCCAATATTTCTGGTGTGTCTGCAACTAGAGGTTCAATAGTTAACTTCTTCGCAGACACTGGTGAGAACTCAGTGGCCTTACCTATCCCAGTGTTAACAGCGTCCTTAACCTTTCCAAACTCTTGGTTTACAGTATCGTTGCTGCTTACCTTTCCAAGAAGCAACTTAGATTTTAAATCTTGGAAGTTCAAGGACTCTACAAGGGCTAGAGACTTCTTATCTTTTTTGCTCATCTTCTTATAAACAGAACCCCAAGATATTGTTTTCGTATTCCTTTCAACGAATTCTTCTCCACTATCAACAACCTCTCGTATGGCTTTGAACAATGCCCTCGTCGCAGGCTCCCTTCTAGGAAGAACCTCACTACCGCTCTTGTAAGGTTGAACCTTGTCTCTCACCTTAGTATCATTATACTTGTAATTAAATGAGTCTATATATTTTTCTCCAGTAGCAGTGTTTTCTATCTTGTTTCCTATACGCTCATCGAATATAAGTGAATCAAAGTTTTGTTTATAAGAAGATGTTCTAGGAGTTATCTTAAATCTAAGAAGTCTTGTCTGGTAATCCACTAGTTTTGATAAACCTATGGATGATATGTAATCGTTTCTATCAGTAGGAATTATTACGATATACCATGGTATTCTTCTAGGAGCCACAGGGAAATCTTCAGACTCTGTATCGGAGAAGTTATCGAAACTAATATCCTTGTATTCTATATTAATCTCCTTCTTCTTTTCCAAGTGATCTAAGAACAAATCATTATGGTTAACATAGAAGTTATAGAAAGGGTAAGTCTTCGTACTTGCCCAGTCCTCGATCTCTGTAGGATCTGTTATAAGTTGGTAATCACATGAAGTTAATCGTATTACAGGGTTGCGCCTATCTAGATCCTGTAGTGTTTCTGGCTTCAACTTCATTACATATTTGTCAGGTCTTGCATCTTCTAACGAGGCTGTCTCTTCGATCTTAGCCACAGCAGCAGTGGTCACGGTTAACTTTATATCAAAAGTCTCTCCCAACTTGGCAAATGCTGCTATAGTCTCCTCGAAGTTCATCACCCTTGACCTGTGAATCTGAGTGTCTAGAGGTAGGGCTGACTGAAGACCGTTCCTGTACACGAAAGGTAGTTCATCAAAGTCGTTTATAGGTATGGCGGAAGGAGTCCCGTCACTTAAAGTAACATCAATAGTGTCCGTATCTTTTACTGTAAGTTCCTCTACAGATAAGTCCAACTCAAGCACAGGTAACTTTTTGTGAAGGTCACTGGCGATTGTCTTCCACCTTAAGACACGCTCTCTATTCTCACCGACATAATCCCTTGGGTCAACACTTGGAGACTGCTGTATAGTCTGGTAAACCTCGTTCAGATCAGAGTAATTTCTAGTATCTCTCCTAGGTAGGTTACTATTCGCAGTCTCAGTAATCATGTTAGAGATTTCTTCTAACTCAAAGGTGTCCAGTTGATCTGTTATAATTAATTCTTTTATGTGTTGAAGTAAAGGTCTTCTTAAACTTTCTCCATCTATACCAACCTTATTGTTTATAAGATTTCTATTTGATCTGCTCAGACTTCTTTGAATATTGTCAAGGGTGAGGTCTTGGAATATAGCCTCGCTGTAGTCCTCATCGGTTTCATCTGCATAATATTGCCTGATAAGTTCTATTCTGTAATCAATAATGTTAGAGAAGATATTAGGGAAGTAACTGGTCCTGAAAGGTATGAATGGAACATTAGGTTTTTCTCTGTATCTTTTGTTAGACATCACAGGATCAAACAGAACTTCACTGCTTCTTCTTAACTTTAATCTTTTATCGTATGTTTCTTTTGCCGTAGCCTTATATCCTTGGGTATACCTAGAAGGTAATCTAAATCTCCTAAGGTTATTTCTCCTCTTGAGGAAGTTCCTAAGTGTTTGGAATACTCCAGACCCACCCCCTAAACCAGGGAGAGGTTCAGTGCCTCCACCACAATCAATTTCCTCTGGGAACGCTGCGACTGGAGGCTCTGCTGAACCTAAAACATTTACATAGAGTGTAAATGTTTTAGGTGGAGTGTTAGAATTTTGCACTACAACATCTGCATAAGGTCTTACGCCTTGAGGGCTTGATGAATTGTAACTGTTTGCTGTTATACCGTCTAATTCTATTAACCATTCTGCGTTGTTAAATGCAATAGAGTTTGCTGCTGATTGAACAAATTGTGCAGGGGATTGTGCCGCAGGAGAAACAGTTACGGTTGCCATCTCGGTAGGAGATCCATTTGAATCGAAAGCCCTAATCTCAAGATTAGACTTTAGATCAGGATAGCACACATCCATATATCTAAGACCATTAATCCATGTTAATTCTGGAATAAGTAAGTCTGTGGAATCACCTTCCCATAGTAAAACTGTGTTTGGCTGAGTTTCATTTATAGGCTGTCTTTGATATACCTTTATGGTAGCAATGGGCTCAATGTTATTTTGATCAAACCCACACCCATCAGGTATGCCAAGAGATACACACTCATTATAATTACTGCAAGTAACTATATCCTCAGGTGCAAAGAAGATGCTAACAGATGCTGTTACAGGAGTTGCTACACCACATGTTTTTGTATAGGTTACTTGTAGTTCTTTCTGAGTGCCACCTTCTATAAGACCAGCATACGGTATTTGAATAACTCCATCACTTTGTCCTATACTGGCTCCAGTTATACCTGCTACCTCTTTAAAGTAGTTATTATTTTCACCTTTAAACGCCTGAGGTAGTGTGGCAGGCTCTAGTGCCAAGTAATCGTCTTGAGGACAGAAGGTGTAGTCTCCTGGGTTGTTGTTGTTGAAAGCCTCGTTGTAGCCTCCGTATGCCTCTATGAGAACATCTTCCAGTATCTGAGGTGGAGGTCCTGGCGCTCCTCCTCCTGGCCCTCCAGGCGGATCGTATCCGCTACAACAAGGGTTCTTTGTATCTGACTCGCAAGATCCTTTGCTAGGATACCCGCTATCACAAATACTGGCTTCGCCAGGAGAACTACTAATGTAAGTGACGCTTACACACTCACCTATATCCTCGTTACATTCCCACCGCTTACACCGTTTGCAGAACTGAGCAACCTGATCCCTACTTGCATAGATTGTTTGTCCTCCAAAAGCAACACCCCCGTCTCCTGGCGATAAGCATTGTCCGTTCGGCAATACACTAGAATCTACTTTTGCATACTGAATCTCACCGTTCACACACCAGTAGATGTCGCAGTTCTCTAACCCAGGAGGATCTACACAGCAGTTATTATTGGCCTGATTGCATAACTGCTTGCTTCTGTATGCTAGTGATCCAGTGGGGGAGGTTACTGTGTTAGGAGTATCTTCCTTCTCTGCGGCATTGTAACTTTTTTCAACTTCTCCAGTACACCCGCTTTCAGGACATACAACGAAGTCTGGGTTGTCGCAGTATATGTATGTTATATCTACACAACAATTTAGTCCACCTGCGTCAGTATCTGGGACATAAACTGTGCCGTTGAATTCAAAGGTTGTTGGGCAAGGATCCTCACAAGGAGATCCTAACATAGTTTCTAACTCTGCCTTAGTGAATGAAGTAAATCTAACACCATCGTCTGCTGCACATTCAGCCCCAGTATATTCACAGTAAGCATAACCACAAGTGCCCTCACAATCGTCCTCTTCTTCATCATCACATAACCCATTGTTGTCAGCATCAATGCATCCACCGTCAGGGTCTGTGTCTCCACCTCCGTCAGGAGGTGGAGGTCCGACGATTATGCTAGTTGCTCTGAGTATACATGAATACAGGGTTCCCATATCAGGTTGGTAATGTGAAGTTACTGTTTCCGTTTACTGTTCCAGGGGCAGACCATGAGTTTATGTAACCAGCATCTGTCTTGAATCCTGTTATTGTAAAGGATACTGTTGGATAGTTAACCCAGAAAGGTGCGTAAGTAGCGCCTGTTTTACGCATACTGTTGTGAACATGAGCACCGCCTTCAACCCAGTTTTCAATCCAGTTAGTCCCTGCCCCTAGTTTGTCAACAATTATTCTAGAATTTATGAGGCAGTAGTTCCAAGAAGGAGAACTTCTCATAACTGATACCATATCATCATCAGCAGAGGATGGTTTACAGAATATCTGAAAACCCTGTCTTGGGGCTAATGGACCTAGGTTTACAAATAATGTAAACCTGTCCTTTTCTTTTTCTACATTCAAACCTTGATAGAAGGTTCCCAGACCCCACTCGGGCGATCCTCCGTTTTCCTCAGCCATAGGGTTTCCTCCTAAAGAACATCCTATAAGATTTGCCTGAACATCATAGTCATCGTAGTCAGAATTTAGACCATTAAGGAAAATAGTTTTCTTCACAAAAACACACCCATTCTGAAAACCTAATCTCCAGCCTGAAGCGTTTCCACTGTGAGCAAAACTAGTTCTTTTTTTGTATCTACTAGCAGGCTCTACATTAAGAGCAGTTATCTCTTCAGACTCTCCCGTGTTAGTGTTGATCATATTAATCTCACCAATTTCGGAATTAAGACTGTTAGCATTTCCCCACCTTGCAGAAGAGTGCAACCTATCATTTCTGTATAGTCCAGGCTCAGATAAAGTTCCAAAGTAACCAGTGTTAATATCCCATCCTGCGTGGTATGGAATCTGAGTAGCGGTGGAAAGAACTTTACCATGGTCCTTCAAGTATTGTAATACCTCTACATCAGAAGACCAATCTACATCGTTCTTGTAATCACCGTATGCTTTTTCAAGCATGAGCCATGCACCTTCTACACCGTATCTAGTGCCTCCATAGATCATACCACGACCAATAGGTTTACTTTCAATGATAGGTTCATTGAGTTGTTCCTGAACGAAATCTCTTATTTTAAACAACCCGTTCTCTAGTTCCTGCTTACCTACCGCAGGGTTCGCAAGAGATAGTGGTGGGTTAGCACCTGCGATGCCTGCCCTTTCGTTATAAGAAAGTTCAGCAGTTCTCATGAAAGGTCTTATATCAAACAGATCGTTCGTAACAATGATAGGCTGACCTCTTCTAGAAATTACATAAGCCACAGGTAGAATAGACTGTCCTACCAATGCTAAGTTATTACTTTCTAAAGTCTCCTCAAGTAGAGGAGTTAAGTTCATGAGATCGTCTGGAGATGGAATGTTTGCAAACTCTCCGTTAAGACCTATCTGTGTCTGTAGTTGATCTCCCATCGTTGAGTTCATCATGAAGGACTGATCATCTTGATCAAAAGTATCTTCTGAGATGAAGTGGTTGGTGGGAGTAGCAGACCCGTTTGTGTAAGTGCTGCTATCAAAGAAACCGCTGTCGCTAGTGGTGTAATTAGCGTAAGCACCAGTGCCTAGGTTAAGAGCGATCACGCCAGCACCTTTCAGAATACCTAGTTGAGGTGCTGTGATTTTTTGTGGTGACGCAGTGCTAGAAGGTTTTACGATAGAAGTGCTTAAAGCGTCAACAGGATGAGAGTAAATAAACACCAAGTCTATTCTAACGGCAGGAGAAAACTCTGTGTTGTTAGCAAAAGCAAATTCAGTTTCATCGAAGGCAGGAACCTCTACAGACAGAACTTCTTGAACATCCACTACTGAGGTTCTTGCTACCCCTCCCCAATAACGAGTGAATTCAACGGACTCTTGCTGTAAATCATTAAACGATATACTGTCTTTGTTTGTTCCTTGTGGACGCCAAGCAGCACCCTTAATCTTTGGAAGAGAGTATATCCCACCCGCCCCAGGGTTTATGCTAGTATCTATACCAGATCTGAATTCAAGACTATTAAGATCTCCTTCAGGTTCTGTGTTGTGATGCTGTAAGAAAGTATAAAGACCGTTATCATTAATAGCATCTGTAACAGTTATACCTGCTAGTTTTTTCATCTGCTCTACAGATAAAGTAAACTTTCTAGTTTCTCTATTTCCTAAGGTAGCGTACCCACTCTGCGTCTGATTTTCACCGACATAAGTTTTAACATCATTCCTTAGTAAGTATTCAAAGTTGTTAATACCTTTCTCGTAAGCATCATTAATTCTAGCGGTATACCTTCCTGGGTTAACATAAACTGTTCTATCCGTTCCGTTTACGAAAGGTCTTAACTCTGCAAGATCACTTCTACCAATACCAGAAACGCTAAGATTGTTTGCGATCTGATCTCTAAGGAATAGTATATTCTCTTCCAGTTGCTTTAGTGGAATGTTATCCACTTCCCAGTAGTAAGGGTCATTACTTTTGAACATTCTCACTGGTTCAGTGAACTTGTGAGAACTTTCTACATACTGTTCAGAGGCAGAATTGAAAAGTGAATCGTTAAGATCGGCCATGATGTCTCCTATTAAATATCCTTATTGAAATCAAATATGCTGTGCATCTTGAATCCTGCTCCGAATCCTGATGTCGCCAAACTAGCCGAACCACCTTCTTCTGTTGTGGCCCTGTATATGTTTACAAGTTTAGGTCTACCTAGTATAGGTATAGATGCGTTTTTAGCATTAGCAAATGTATTGGACGCTGAATCATCCAGCAATATATTATATCTCTCTGGCATACAGAATCTTGCTGGGTGGTAATATCCTGAGGTTATGAACCCAGAAACCACAACTCCAGAACCGTCACTTTCATAAGCAGAAGGTGTCACTGAATGGAGCCCAAATGCGAAGGTATCCATAGACCCCGATGTAGCCGAACAAGGACCAGATAAGAAGTATCCTTGTGCGAGAGTTTGGAATGGTCTGTTATCATAAGATGAAGTGTCTGCCCCTGAGTAAGACAAAGATTTTGCTACTGGATCAATCTCCATGTAGAGTCTAAAGATGCCCCAGTTTTCATAGTTTGCACTAGTTCCAAAACCTTTGCTGTTATCAGGACCAAATCTTTTTCTAGACCATGACCTAAAGTATTCATTTTCAACAGTGTTTTCTACAGAGGATAGAGAACTACACGACGAGCACCCTAGACCAAAGAAGTCTAGTATGGCTAAGTTACCAAGAGGCATATCTTCATAATAACCTAGCCCGCTTACGACATCAAGACCAGCCAGATTAGGATAACTTGCTAGATTAGGATTGAAGTTTCTCCACTGTGGCAAGTTCTTTACAAACCTTTGACCGCTTGTATAAGGATCGTCGTTGAAAGCAGTGTACGCCGCGTCAGAGCAATCAAAGGAACTACCGTCATAGTAAATACCTCTTGGACCATAATGGCCTGCTTGAGAAGGGTACAGACCAGAAACGCTTAGGTGAGAAGCGTGTACTGTTGATCCTCCTGCCACTGACCATATCCTTAGATCATTGCATCCCCCAGCCTCTTCAAGATAAGGATCTAGGAATATACCATCTGCAACAACAGGTCCTGGCATAAAGTTTACATTATCAACATTAACGGTACTGTTGTTAGTTGCCTTTACACAAATGCCTCCATTAGAGAAACTTCTCCAGTCTCCTATGGACATTCCTACTGGGCTCCTTTCTAGATAACTAAATTTTACTCCGTTATCTAAAGTAGTTGTTGAGAATCTTCTTGGAGGACTGGTGGACCAAAGGAAGGTACTGCTCTCTCCAACATAAGCCCTAGAGGATTGTCTGTTTAAAGTACCAACTCCTGTATGAGGGAAGAATGTAAAGGATCCTGCACTGAAGTATTGATGATTATCTACATAGCCTCTGGAATCAATGGCCGAAAATACGGGATCGTTAGACAATGTTCCAGACCAACATGCCTCAAAAGAACCAATGTCCTTCATGTCTATGGTGGAGTTGTTATTGGCAACTAGACACCCCCCTATCCCATTAACATACACTGAGGTATGATTCTCTGGAAGATTCAGTTTGTATCCACTAACATCTAAAGTTCCCTTTCCAGTAAGAAGATGGGGTGTAATAGAAACATTAGAGTTGTCATCACAGACTATTGAAGAATCCATGTCAGTGATAGAAGTAGGCCCTGAAATGTTTATATTAGAATTTCCAACAACATGTATGTTAGAACCTACATTATCAGCAGAATACTCACAGATAATTGTAGCACCGTTTTCATGACCTCTAAGGACACAAGAAGAGGATCTCTGTACAAGCAAGTGCTTACCTCTAGCAGGTAACAGATTTTGATCTGATCTTGTGGAGTATACACTAATAAGTTCAGCGTCACTATTAATCAATTCTACACCTGCGAGAGGAATATCATCAACACTATTGTTTCCAAAAGCGAACAGAAGGCTAAACTCTCCATGCTTATCAGGCATAGCATCTGCATACTGAGGCTTAATTAAAGACTTTCTGGCTACTATATGCTGACCATTGTTTGTATAAAAATTCTTTGTCAACTTGTAAGCCTGACCATTAATAGGAGCGTCTGGGAATGTGGTTGGGAGGACTAGTTGCGTATTATACAACAAAGTAGATCCGTTAAGTCTTAAACCCTCTTTCGTATGAGCATGTGCAATTATACTATCAGTTTCTAGTACAGAATCGTAAAGATCATAACCTCTTGTGTTGTTATAAGAGTCTAGGAAACCTAGTACAGATAAGGTTGAGTTTGTTAAATGATATGCCGTATCACAGTGATTTACAGTAACCACAGACCCAGCAGACTGAGATGCATTTACTGCTTCTCCTCCTTTAATAACTGAGTTAGATAGTTTAATACCGTATTTTTGCATACCTACGGCTATCATGCTGTCAGTTGATTGAGCGTAACTATCCTGTCCAAAGTTTATTACAGAGTTGTATGCTAAGATTCCGTAATCATCCGCGACACCCCTATTATCAATGTCATAGTTCCTTGCTGAGAAGAATCTTCTGTTTAAAGTTATGTTAGAGTTATTAACTCTAAGACCAGCCACCCCAGCGCGAGCAACTCCACAGTTCTCAATGACAAGACCTTCACAAGAAGTGATGTCTATACCATAGTCGTTCAATATCTCGTAAGTCGCCGCAGTACCGCTCGCTGCATTGACAAGGAAACCTCTTATGTAAATAGGACCATCACAATTGCTAACCTTTATTCCAGATATTCTATTACCTGTATAAATTCCTATCATGTTGTCCGTAGCCGATAAAGTAGTTCTACCAGCGTCTTCGGTGACCAATGCTCCGTCTGGATATATTGCAGAAGTATCAGATGTAGTGTCATTAAAAGGAGATGTTGCTATAGAAACATCAGGTGCTGTAAACTGGGCATAAGTTATGTTTTTTGTTAATTTATATGTTCCGTCTCCTATACAAACATTAACATAAGGAGTTAGTTCAGTTGAATTGAACTCTGCGGCGAGCATTGACATGCCTGTATCAGAATAAAATAAAGACGAAGTATTAGAACTTAATAAAAGACATGAAGTGTCTGCTGCCTGTGTAGAAAAATTACCTGCTGCAAAGGTAGATCTAAATGTAGAAGTACCTTTAGGTGTAGCGTTTGCTCCTATATCACCAGACTCATAAAGAGTTCCGTGAGCCCTATTAATAATTTCTAAGGCACCATCTCCAACACACTTTATATTGTCCAGTTTTATATCACCTAGATCTCCGTCAACAGCAACCTCTATGAGAGTAGGGAATCTAATAATTTCAGGTAGAGCATCTATAGCATCCTCTATTGTTGTGAAAACATTAGTAGAGACATCTAAATGAGTAGGTATTGTGGAGGATACTGCTAGAACGAGTCCTGGGACTGAGGAGGTGGGCCAACCTAGTTTCTCCCAAAGGTAATCAGTTCTCTCTTCTAAATCATATAGAGGAATGTTATCGTTTTCCCAAGAGTAGAATGATGAACTATCAAACTTGGTTACGAAGGGGTTCCAGTAATCGTAAATATTAGCACCGGAACTAACCGTGTAGAGATCGTTTTGGTAGAAAGCCATTTTAGAATTGTAATGTCCAGAGGAAAACTAATGTGAAGAACTTAGTCTTTTTAATTGGTTTGAAGGGTCTATAAGCAACGAGCATAGGACTGTGAGGTGTTAGACCTGTAGGATTTCTCATAAACAGACCAATCTCATTTAACTCATCCTCTACATTTGCAGTGTTTTCATCCAATACTATGGTATACTTAACTGCTGTTTTGGATAGTCTATGTATATTTGTGTAAGGGATTCTAACAAAGTCTTCTGCTACGACGCGGGTTCCGTTCTGAATAGGCTGTAGGCTTTCGGTTCTTACGAAACTTTTTAATCCGTATGGCCTAACTCCATCCAAAGGATTTTGTAATTTATAGGAGGATACCCCATAATTATTAAGATCTCCAGAGGTTCCTACTTGATAATTAAGTATTTGATAGTCCACTATTGAAGTGGATCCAGAAACTGCGTAGAGATGAGCCAAACCTACACCCATCCCAGAGGTAATAACATTGTGGTCATTCCAATGCAATTCCTTGGACCCGTCAGAGTAAACCTTCCAGATCTCTATATTACCTTTAGGTGTAAATTTGTCTTGGCTCATATAACCCTCTTTCTTATTTATTATATCTAGAGCGTAACTGTAACTTTCTGATTTGATGGATCTACAAAAGCGTTACCTATAGGGGTCCAGTAATCATACGGTCTGGGCTGGTATTCTCTAGGAACCTTTCTATCGTGTGTCTCAGACTTTAAGGTTTCTTCGTATTGAGCCCAACAGTGAAGAGTTCCCGACAAGGTTGTGGGAGCGGAGTCTAGTTCACCAGTATAGCCTGGAAGGCCCTGTGCCGTTAACCCTGGGGTTGAAGATGTTGTTGGGAATATGAAGTATTGTGAAACAGATCCGCTACCATCCCAGTTAAGTTCTGCATTAGTTGCAGCCTCCGTAAGGGCTTCTGGAACCGCTGCGACTATAAAGCACCTATACCACCCGTCTCCGCACCATTCATCCTGATAACCCATCTTAGGTATATCATCGGATGTTCCTGAGAAGACTCCACCACTTAGGTAAGAGGAGTCATCCCAAGCACCATCGGATAATACTTCTTGGAAATCTAACCCTCCAGTGGTCGAGTTCCATTTGAATCTTGCTAGACATCCTTTACCCGCCGAGCCAGGAGTTACTAGGTTTCCAGTCTCCTTAAAGCCTCTTGAGTAAAGTCTAAGTTCTACATATTCGTTCATGGCTACTTCACTAGACTCAGTTATATTTGGATGAACTGCCGTTATAGTGTCATCAAATTTCTTGACATACATAGAAAATACTATTGATGACATGCTAGAGTTATACTCCTGTAACTGTGAGGACCGCTCTATGCTTCTATTAAGTTGATCGTATTCGTAAGTTGTATAACTTCTCCTTATTTTAGGAGGAGAGTCTACAGGTTTTGCTAACCCAGTGTTAGCGTAATAACCTGCGTTCAGTTGTTTTATCTCAGGCCATATGTATACGGAGGATGGAGCGTAACTAAGAGTAGCAGCCTGTACTCCGTCTGGCGCTTTTACATCTGGTACAACATAACTGTGAAGATACATGTGCTGGGTAGGTCCAGTTGAATAAGTATCATTACCAGAGTGTGTTTTTAAGGTTGGGTAGCCTGGATAGTAAATTTTACTATGACCTATGTTATTTCTCCACCAGTAGGATTGTGGGGTTATAAGGTCGTCTGTCCTTTCAACTATGTCCTGTATACTAACCTGTACTGGAGGTTGCCATTCAGGAGAGAAGTCGTTTGAATGTGCAAAGTTGTTATATTCAGTTGCACCAGAACTTACATTGTAAGATGAGGCGTCTACAGTAGTCGCTGGAGTTCCTCCTAATGAATTTGCCTGAATCTGAAAGTGGTTAGTCGTAGACCCAGCGGTTATGGTCATGGGTAGGTTTACAGAACTTGCAACCTGAGTGTTGAAAAGGACCGCTCCATTACCAGTAGGAGGGGCAGGATTTCTAACAACAAACCCTCCATCTCCTTCTAAGTGCATTAGCATGGTTACATCACTAGCACAACTAACATCTAAATCAACCTGAACAAGATCCTTTACAGAACCTGCGGCAGGAACCCAACTTACTTCAGCCACTGGGGCGGCGTTTTCATTCCTGAAGAATATTAAGAATGAGTCTGGAGTTCCGTCCTGCATTATTTCAGGAATTCTAAATCCTCCAGTGAAATCATCTAGAACAAACTCTAAGACAGTCTGAGGGTTTGTAAACGAGGTCATATTGAGCCCCTCTATTGGAATGTCTATAAGAGTGGTTCCCTTTGGTACATACAGAGGAGAAGCATAATCAGAGCCTATACTGTAGTGCAACCCTGATACCGCGTCCCCGCTCAGTGAATAATGTAAATAACCTGATCTAGGAGTTGGAGAAGGACATTCTATTTGAAGAGTGTATCTATCCCCTGGTAACAAAGTTTTTACATAATAGTGGTTAGCCAAAGGCTTTACGCCAGGATGGAACCGTATAACATCTCCAATATGCTTTAGTTCCCAAACATCATAATACTCTTGAGTTCTGGTTGGACTTTGATTAAGTTTTATTACCCACTCAATATCTAGACTAAACTCATCGTTCTTTACTATGGGCTCTGGTAGACTTTTATAGGCCGCGAGAACAGCCGTAGGTAGAAAGGTTCCCTCAGGGTTTTCAGAGAATAGTCCGAACTCTCGAATGGCTATACCGTTTAAAGACTCCCTGTCTATTGTTATCTTGGTATTAACCGACTGGTCTGTTATATTTGTAGTAGGGTGGTCATAAAGTTTTGCTAGTAGTACAGACTTCTTTGTGTAATTTAACTTCTCTTGTGGTTTAAATGGATTACTTACCGTAAGTATTTCTCTTTCTACAACCTCAAGATCTCCGTCTGTCCCGTACTGATCTACGCTAGTAAGAGCAGATGATAGTTCATAGAAGTTGTTATGTGTGGCAAGAGGTAATGAATACGCCCACTCAGTATTATCATTCCCGACTGATACGAAATCTAAATTTTGATAGTAACTAGATACTCCTACTTGAAAGTATTTGAAATGAAATCTGTCTGCTTGAGCATCAGGGTAGGCGTTTAACATGGATGCTATGTTCATGCCAAACCCGTCAGTAAGGACATTACAACTATCTTTCATAATGGTTTCTTTAGAACCATCTTTGTATACTTTGGTTACAGTTACTTGACCTTTCATAGGAAGTTAATTCTCCATTTTATAGTAAGTGCAGTGGTGAGTGAGTTCCCTGCTATGCCAGTTGATAGTATATCGCTGGTTGCATTAATATTCTCATTAAACACTTTTCTGCAAAAGAGTCTGAACTTCATATCATCACCTGTTAGAACAGTTTTATCTACAGAACTGTCTAAGGACAAGCCGTTTTTTAACATCTCCCTATAGTCTAAAGAGTACATTCCTAATATCATAGTTCCTCCAAAATAGTTAAGAGTGGCTATGTCATAGTCTGTAAACTTCATTTCATATTCTACATAACCTTCGTAAGGGTCTGACAGTTTACATAAAAGGAAATATGGAGAAGCCAGAGACTCTCCTAGTTCATAATATCTTGCTCTAATGTATCCTTCTGGGTCGCAACTTCTAGCATTATTAACCCCAGCCTTGGCTCTAGATTGAGTGTGTACTAAATCGTTATAGGAACTGAGTTCAAGACCTGAGGTTATTGAGAAATCTGTTTTCTGAGGGAATCCGTACCCTCCAAACCACCTCAAGTCCGTCATTGCAGGGTGGCTAGTTAGGTCTGAATTAACTGTCCAATCATCGCTTAAGTATTGATAAACATTGAAATCATAACCTACAAACCCTGCGAAGTTTAGATTGTGATCTACCTTTATATCTGCATCAATGCAACTAGCGTAATCAGTAATAGCCCCTGGTTCTATTCCTGTATACTTAGGATCTTGTGCCTGAGGGAGAGACATTATGGGATCGTATGCACTAACGCTAGACCTTAAGGTTCCTGGGTCATTTGGTAATACGATTGCACTAACACCACCTGCTTTAGCAGATGATGAACCTTGTTCTTCTATATTCGGAAGTGATGAGGTTAAGACAGGGAACTCTTGAGTATCTTTGGAGGAATCGAATAAAGTCTCACTTCCAAGGTAGTAGTTGATAGGAATACTACCCATAGTAACAGAGGGCCTAGACATAAGCATTCCCCCTGAGGGTGTGGTGTTAGTAAATGTCCTCTCACTTCCTTCTCCAGTAGGGAACAGAGTCACAGATGAAAGACCTCCAGACTCTACCCCGCTAGGAGATACCAAACCTACTCTGTACCAGCCAGACCCTAAATCCTTCACTAATACATTACCTAATAGCGTCGTGCAAACAACCTTAGATGCTGTTTCGATCCACTGAACGGTGCCTGATAGGGCAGTTCCATGTCTATCTATTCTTAATGTCGTAAGACTTCTTCCTGAGTTAAGACCTGAACTTACCTTCTCGGGAGGATACTGGAAGTTATATTTTAGATCTACGGTAAAAAGTAATGGAGTGTTTATAGCATTATCTAGATGATCTGAAAATTCAGAAAACTGGAGATATGAACTGGCTGTGTTTGGGTTGATAGTTGTAAGGCTAAACACCTCGCTAGACATATCTAAAGGGCTATAAGAGTTATCTTTTTGTACTCTACAATTAGGGTTGGAAAAGTAAACAGTATCATCAAAATTAGACCCACTAACAATAAAGTTATGTTTCTTATACTTGTGAGCATTATTTAGATAACCAACTTTCCCTTTAGCAGTTGTAAAACCTTGTATTATATAATTAGAAGTATCTAAAACCTTTTCTTTTACAGCACCGTCTACGATAGCCACGCTGGAGGGCATAGTAAGAAAGTCTACAATGCTCTCTGAAGCCCCATCCATTATGAGGTTTTCTTCGGAAAGTAATAGTTCAGAAGAACCATCGTCATCTACCTTGTAAATTTCAACTACACCTTTCATCAGTTCACCGTAAATATATCATCGTATCTTTGTGCTTCTTCGTATAAAGCCTGATCCCATCTGTCTCCTATTACTATATCTCTGTAGTTAATCCTGCTTCCTCCGTAGTATCCGTCAGGTCCTGCGGTAACCTTTCTATTATCTCTTCCTTTTCTGAACTCAGAAGATCCTTGAGCCTTCATAAAACTCATAACTTCTAAGAATTGAATAGGAGATAATTCAACTAACTCGCTATAATTATATCTTATATGAGATCCTCTTGTTTTAGGTCTAACTAAAACATTGTCAACAGAGAAATTATTATCATATGCATCCTGTTGTATTATTCCTACATACTTCTCGTTTGGCTTTGCCTTTCCATTCTCGTAAGTAATCTTCATACTGGACGCTGATATTTGTGAGTATAAGATTGGTTTGGATTGAGTGGCGTAGGTGAGTGGGCTCATAGCCAAAGCAGCAGTGACCTTATCCCCCTCAAACGACATGTTACCATCTTGATCTACATATATGTTAGAACTTAGTGGAATTTGAGAGCCGTCTTCTTTAAAGAACCTGACCAGATCTACAGTAGGGATGTTTTCTAGACTGTAATCATCTATGAAATCTTTTAACATCAGGTAAGAGTAATCTTTTACTGTTTGATCAATTACAGATATTCCATCATATAACCAAATGTCCTTAGGGTCTATTGATCCATATGGAAGTATCTCTATAACATACTTTTGATTCTCTCTGTGAACCTGCTGATTTACCTTATAGTAATCTAAAGGAACCTTTATAGGCTGATTGAATGTGTTGAACCTTAAAGTGTCTTCTACTAGATCTTTAGTCCTTACATTCCAAATGGTAGAGAAATTATCATCAGTCGCATAACAATCAATCATCTCCTCTATTGATAAACTTTTGTTTGGATGATTTATGTTATGGAATAGATTTACAGTACAATTCTTTAATGAACCTGTTGAAGTAACTTCAGTGGTATACCTCATCTCCCATTTTCCATTGGGCATGTAATTCCAGAATACCTTCTTTCCATTTGGCAATGTTTCGGGCTCAGTGTGAATCCATACTCCATAACCTCTACCTCCTGTCTCCATGCCTTTGTCTTTTAGGAACACAGATTTAATATCTAATTTGAAATCGTGCTCAGGCTCGAAGAATACATCGGCATCTCCATAATCAAAACTATATCTTAGTCTAAAATCGTTATCAATGTTCCTAACGCCTAGCATGTTATTATCTAACACCGCTGCGTCATCAGGAAGTAAAGAACCGTTATCAGATAAAGAAAATAGTGATATCTTGTTTGGGGAATCCTGTCTTCTATAGCACAACTCTACCCCACTTAAGTAGTAAGGCGCTCTTTGCTCAGACCCGTTTATCGCTAGATCCTGCTCAGTGCTAACCGTAGTGAAGGTTCCAGTATCTGAAAGAGAAACTTCTACTTTGTCATATATATTTACATTCTTTCCGTTAGTGCTGGTAGTTCCTATTGCAGATCCGTCTATAGTTAAAAGTCCGTTAAATAGGAATGGACCATAAAGTCTTGATAATATATTACTTCCTCCGTTGATGTAACTTTCAAGTAGCGAGTAGGAGGTGTTCTGGTCATAGCCAGATTTAGCAAAGTAGTTTTCATATATGTAAGGTATACCCTTAATGCTATGAACTTTCGCTCTCTTGATATACTTACCAAATCCGAAGTCGTAGAAAGACCTTTCATTAAGGTCAATGTCCTCCCAGAATATAGAGAAAACTCTATCGTAGAAGTTCTTCCAATTATTGAACTTAAAGAACTCAGGGTTTCTTTCTATAAACTTTTGAGTTTTAACATCTATTTCTTTCTTCAACAACTCGTAGATAAGCCTAGGGACATCATTAATATCATCTCTGTATCTGTACTTATGGCCCTCATGAGGTTCTATCTCTGATGTCCCTCTTATTTCAAATGTAGCAGAGGTGTTAACACCATTGAACTCTCCTGAAGAATCTACAGTCTCACAGTATTCCCACACCCCAGGTAGATCAAAATAATCTGTAACAGGTTCAAAGGAATAAGAACTCACTTGAAATCCTAAAGGAATATAACCACTTAGACCCCAAGCGTAGTCTTGAGTTTCTCCATTAGCCTTCATAGCACCTTTGTTAAGATAGGAAGGTTGATTGAAGCCAGTTCTATTATACCAATCACCTTTCCATAGAATCTTACCAAAGTCTCTTCTTCGGATAGCACTTCTTCCCTGCCAGTTAGCAACAAAGTCTCCACTAAGTGTGAATATATTTCCACTAAGATCGTAGTTACTACTTATGGTATCGGGCTTCCTCCAGAACTGTGTTCTATTCCTTTTAAAAACTGGTTGTGCTTGATGAGAGTATCTTGATTTAGAGTCGTCGTATCCTGGGTAATAGTGAACACCTAGGAGAGCAGCCTTATCCGTTCTCATATCAAGGGAGCATAGTTGGAAACCTCCTATTGCCCCAGAGACTTCTGGAGCGTCCATAAAAGCAGCGTTCACTCTAGGTGCTAGAGCGACATAGGTTATTTGCCTTTCTCCTATGGTTAGGTCTACATGGTTTCTAGGTATGGCCTTGGCAGGAACGAACTTAGGCAATGCCTCCAGGGATGCAAAGAAATCCTCTCTATCAAATGCCCCTGGTGCAAAGAAATCCGTGTCTATGTTTGTAGATGATAGTGTTAGATCAAATCTCGAAGACTTACCGCTCCACAAAGGAATGTAATCGAACTTCTCCCTCTCAAAGTTCGACATAATAGAATCATAGTTTGGAGGAAGATTAAGAGAGGATGTTAAGAATAAGAATCCGTTATCGTAATACTTAGTTTCTAGAACATTTCTTGTGCTGTTATCTAGAATGAAATCATAGAAAGAATCCACATAGGTTGAATCTATTCCAAGACAGATTAAGGTGTCCTTTAGGAAATCTGCTAATTCTTCTGTTACAGCGCAGTCTTTGTAATACTTCTCATATTCCCAAGGAGGTATGGGGAAGTTTCTTCCCCTGAAGTTGAACATGAATGAAGGGTCATCAAGGTCAAAGTCGTAACCCCTCATTCTAAACAAGAGAGGGAACTTTTGTACACATGATAGTAGTATATTATCTACAAGAAGTCTTATTGAATTATCTAGGTTTGATGGATCTCGTTCTCCGTTAGAGTACAGGCTTGCCTTGTTGTTGTCCCAAACCTCTAGACTAGATAATACAGAAGATTCAGTTTTTAACAGATAGTATATCAGATTTGGTAAGTAAGACTCGTAAAATTCTGAATATTGAGAATCAAAGTCTAGATCAAACGAAGGTAGTATTACTCTAATTAAATTCTCTAACCCTGCCTTGGTTCCCTTTTGCTTATATAAGGATACGGCAGACCTTAGTTGTCTTCTCCAGGCATCATCATTAGATGTATAAAACTCCCATCCTATAAGGTCTGCTAAGTAGGGAAGATATTCTACAGGACAGTCCTCAATAGAATGCAAGGTGTCCAGAGAAACTATCTGCTCATTGATGTCAGCCATCATGAACCCTACGGCTCTTTGAAACTTATAGAAAGGTCCAGCAGGTATCATGTCCTCTGGGACCTCGTTGTTATCTAGGAAGTTCTCCATAGAGTCTCTAATGTAAACATCATCCTTGTTAGAATAACTTTCGTTATACATAACATCAGCCCATGTTTTCATCTTCTCTAGAGACTGAGTTCCACTTGTGTAAGTAGTTGTTCCTTCTACAAATTCAGTAAAGAACGCTACATCTTTGTAGGTGCTCCAAGACTTCCAAACACCTTCCTTTAATATTTTTATAGCATCGTTTAGAAGTAGATCCTGTCCTGAATACAACTTTGTTGCGAACAGATGGGTTATAAGAGTCCTGTAGTCTAAATTACTTGAGTCTCTTTTATAGTAATTTAGAATATGAAACAAGCCTAAAGATTCTAAAAGGTACTGATGGCTTTCAGTATTGTTATCTCCAAATGCTCCATCTGTTTTAGCATAAATATTATTTGGAGTGGCATCTGTTCCTACCGATATAGCATCAAATAAAGTTCCTGATAAGAAATCGTAGAATTCAGAAGAGGTTGCGTAGTCCTCAATATTGTAACCCAAAGGTTTCATTACAGCCAGATCAAACTCTGAGAATGTAACCTTTGTTAATTTGTTCTGCTTGATAAGGTAGTTTGGGAGGTCCCTACAATACCCAAAAGAGGGGTTGTAGTTTAGAAGATCAGAGATAGGAGAGTATTCTAAAGCATCTATGAAGAAGTTATTCTTTATAAGTTCAATCTCGGAAGATAGAATCTTAGAAACTAAGTCTACCTCTGTTCCATAATTTTTGAAATCCTCACCCTTGTAGTAATCAGGGGTGATGATTTGAAGAACATCGACATAGTTTCTCTTGAAATACTTAGACATAGTTAAAAGTTATCACGAAGTTGTTCAACTGGAGGATCTCGTTGAATTCTAAATTGACAGGTGCCTCGTAGTTTGTAACCTTTGCGATCCTAACCTCTGGGACATCACTAAAAATCTCTCTTGCAATATCTTGTGGGAAGAAGGATTGGCCGAACTCTATATTATCAACATTGAAGTAATTTAATATGACCCTAGAAGTCTTTGCCTTTATTAAAGATTCCTTGTTTTCATACTTTGAATCTAAGGTAAGTTCTATTACAAGATCTAAGGTTCTTAGTAACCCGTCCACGACTACTAGTTCATCAGTCATCATCTTCTTAGGCTCCATCTCTTCCAGAAGATTAGACTTAAATGCTATGGAAGCCTTCTGTAGTTGTACATCAGAGGCTTTTTCTACTACATAAATATCTATCATGTTAGCAGAACTATAAGCGTCCCTTGTTACAGCCACAGCCTTCCCAGATGAGCCTGTAGCAGACTTGAAGGTATTTGCGAAAGTAATATAATCATCTAACGATACTAACCTATCCTGCTGCCTGAAAGTTAATTGAGCATACTTCTTAACATGGTCTAAAGTCTCGGCATCCTGTCCTCCTGTGAAGGGGCTGGTGTTTGTTACATTTAAAACCCTAAGAGTATCAGAGGTAGTATTTTCATTTATAAACCCAGTCGCAGCGTTTCCTCTAATGCCTCCTCCTATTCTATAGTTTATAGTATAGGTTGAACCTACTGGTGGAAGTTTTCCAGTAATGCCGTCTCCAAACAGAACCTTTGCTGAGTAATCTGGATTGTAACTGATCTCGAAAGCCGTTTGATTAGAAGAGGATGTTGACAGTAAAGACTGTACTTCTTTGTAAACTTCTGAAGTTTCTGGGTCGCCTGTGTCTATGAACACTTGAACGCTTCCATCTACTACAGGTGCATTAGCAAGGGAAACATTTTTTATAACATCAACATCAGCGAAGACATTAGTGTCTACAACTAAAGCACCTTCGATAAGTATTAGGTTAGACCAAGTAGTTCCGTTATCGTCATCCGATTCCTCGTAAGTTAGAATCAGATCGTTACTTCCATCAATGTCCTCAATCTTACTATTAACGACTTTGTATAGAACATAGTTAATAGAGTTACCATCTACAGGAGAGGTCGTAGTGAATACTCTTTTGCCTACAGGTATTGTTATGGATTGTCCTGATGTGAGAGGGTTTCCTTCTAGTGTTACCAAAGTTCTCGCCGCTGCTGAACTAGGCCCTCTAAACTTAACTCCAATAAGTTGAAGCAGTTTTCTTATGTTAACAGGGTTCTTTGCTGTTTTGAGGAACCCTTCGTGAGCAAGCATGTCTGCCTTCATAGATAGGACTGAACCCATGTAAGCGACCAGTTCTATAAACATCATTCCCAAATCCGACTCAGAGAATAAGTTATAATCAAGAGGGTATACAGCCTTGATATAGTTTATCAAGGAATCTCTTAGAGATAAGAAATCTGTTGCCGCATAGTCTATAAGGTTAGACTTATCATCTTCCTTAAACTGGACAAGTTTAAGGAAATCAGATTGAGCAGTTGTGTAAGGTATGCTACTTGTCATTTAGTAAACTCCAGAGGAAGTATTTGATTGGTTAACTTGTTCCTTACCGACAACCTTATTACTACAGAAGGTGTGGACGCCACTGCGAAAGGATCTTCCCCATCAACAGAGTATACAGAACATTTTAATATTTCTCCGTTTTCAATGTACTTTGTAAACTGAGTGTATATTTCTTTTTTTATCTTAGACACTAACTCCGGTGTCAGCAACTCAAATAAGTATGCGTCTATGTTTAGACCAAATCCAGGGAGCATAACTCTTTCTCCTGGGGCTGTATGAATAAGTTGTTTTATCTGTCCTATCAGGACATCGTTATCAGTGGACTTAGACAGAAGAGATCCATTAGAACCGATAGGAAACTTTAGACCTATGTTAGACTTCTCTCGTATTGTGCTAACATTCTTGAGAGTTGTTGCAGGTGCTATGGATCCATATCTGGTCTGTGTCATGTTATCTTAATGTTTTGGAAGAACGCCTTGTGAGCGTTGAAATTCTTGTTAACTCCTTTACTATTTAGAGGTTTGTTGTATATTTTTAGACTTCCTATGCGACCTCCAAGTCCACTGTAGAATCCATGACTGTTACCCATGAAGCCTCCTGATTCGCTAGGAGCGTCTACACTCAGACCGTCCGTCCAACCTCCTCCAAATATCCATGGAGTGAAGAAAGCATCAGTATCAGGGCCATCCGAGAATACACCTAAATCAACATAGGTGCTATTGTAGGAGAAACTTGCATCAGTTTCCTTTTTGACGAAGGAAGGTATTCTAGCAGGCTTTTTAGGTTCTATACCGAATACTTCAGACATTGAAGAAGTAGCCAACTCTTCATTGTTCAAGTACACCGTTATGGAGTCGTTCTGAACATCAAAAGATACATTCATGTGAACATAGGATCCTGATGCATCCTTTATAGTGTATCCTGATTTTGTTTGAATAGTATCTAGAACTGTCATTCCTAGGAAAGGTTCCAGCGAAGACTCGCAAGTTCCAGACCTAACAAACTCTACTTGAGGATATCCGTTTGAATCTTTTACAGACTGAGTAGGTGCTATAAAGAAAGCGCAAGAACTTACAGTGTTTTCGGAATCAATGCCAGCGTAGTTAACTGCTATGTCTGTATCGTATCCTCTACTTACAGTTGTTCCTATTTGAGTAAATTGAGGATCTCTAGTGAACCCCATTAACATCCCTCTTACGGTATCAGTGTTTAGGTTCAAGGACATGATGTCTGGGTTGGTACTATAAGACCCTCCGATGTTTTCATTAGAGAGTAAGATCTTGTAGTAATTATAATCGAACCATGCTGCCTTATGATCCTCTGAATAATCGGCGTTACCTGATGGATTAGACTCGACCCCTTGCTCTACGAGATTTAAGGCGCTAAACCCTCCTGGCATGTGTAACCAGTAATCAAATGAGCATCCTTTTAGGTTGAACATTAGATCCTGATATTCTTTTGTGGAAGGTAGTCTGAAGTAACTTCCAAGACCACTTGCCGAGATAAGAGTCCCATTGTTTGTATAAGGAACTATACCTTCTAGCAATGGTATACCTAAACCTTTTGAGAATACGGCCTGTGCAGACCTTCCAACTAATTGACCGTCCTGCCTTCTATCGTCGTTGCAACTTGGTATATTTGTTTTGGTGGATGATGGTTTTTCTACATTAGCATCTAAGAAACTGTATATACCAACCAGACCATCCTGCTCTACATCGTCTGAGATAGTTATAGCAGGCAGCACTGTTGAACTTGCTGGAGGAGTATCTTGGAATGCTCCTGTCCCTATGGGAGCGATTAACAGAGGCGTTAGGGAATAGGTCTTAGCCTTTGTTGCTTGTTTAACAAACACAGGCTTGATAGGAAGAACAACTCCACTAACTTCTCCCTGGTCTATGACCAGTTTTCTCTGCTTCTCAAACCCTATGTCTATACTAAGATTAGACAGATAACTGAAATCATTTACAGGTATCTTCCCAGGCTCAAAGGTTTTCGTGTATCCAAACAGGTCATACGCCTTTACAGCAATCTCTATCTGTTTCTTTCTCTTCTTTAGTTTTCTGTCAAACGATTCTATAGTAGAGAATATCTGCTGTTGTATGTTGCTTATCACAGCAGACTCTTCATCATAACCAGATGTTATAAGATTCTGCTTATCTCTCTCCATGTCAGTTACTAACTTGGACTTATTTCCTAGTATAACTGATATGGTGTGGTCGGCGTCGTAAAACTCTTTCATAAACTCTGAATCATCTACTAGATTCATATCGAAAAGAGTTCCCATGTACTTGTCTACATCTGCCAGGGTTACGGCAGTACCTTTTCCTCCTAGATTTGGAGTATGATCCATCCTCCATTTGGAAGTATCTGGAATGAAGGAGAGTGCGCTAAGGTCAGCCAAGGTTGGGACCTCAGATCCATCAGCGTACTCTCTTCCTTGAGAGTCGTAATATAGTCCATCAACAGATAATAAAAAGGATCCGCTTTTGCTTTCTGGGGCTCCGAAGGTTAGTCTGAAGATCTCTTCCTCTTCCTCTTCGTCTATATCAGGGTCAACTAGTTCCCCGTTAGCCCTAGCAATGAGAACCTCTCCTATGACTCTGAGTACCTCTGTGGCCTTCTCTACGAAGTCCTGAGCGAATTCAATCTGCTCTTGGTACTGGAATGCTAAAACAGCCAACTGCTCCTGACTGGTCCTCTCAGGGCTTACGCTGATCGCCGCTTGCTGGCTGGATCTGAAGGACTCTAGGCAGGCTATGATAGCATTTATTTCTTCAATGGTCGAGTTGATAAAACTCTGAGCCGCCTGGACTGCTCCAATTGCTTGACCTATGCCTCCTAATACAGAATCAAGAAAACCTCCTAATCCACCTAAACCATCATCAATTTGATTATCACCATCAAGGCCAAACATATTCAACAACTTCTGTTGCTGTTCTGCTATGAATATATTAGCCTCGCGTATTCCTTTATTAATTCCTGTGGATAATGCACCTAGGGCGTCTCCTGGCAATAGAGATAGTATTTTAAAACCTAGATTTAATATGCAAGGAGGGACTCCAAATGTGGGTATTAATCCTCCCCCTGCGGGTATTCCACCTTGAAGCCATGATGTATCTAAAGGGTTAAGAGGCATTACATTCCTTTATGGTCTGGGGTTGGTACAAATGTAGGGACGCTAGTTGGCTGTAAGTTAACATTACCTGCTAGAGACTTTAGATTTATATCACCTTTAGCCGATACAATATCTATATCACTATCGGCCCACAATGTGATTTTCCCTGCCCTAGGCGCTCCTTGTGTAGCAGGTATAGTCGCAAGACCTCCGTAGTTAGCCACTATCTCAACATCACCTCCGCTTCTAACTCCTACAACACTTCCCTGATGTGCTCTATTGGATGTTATAAAGACAGCAGGGTTTGCTTCTGAGTGAAAGGCGTAAGCATTCAAGTTAACTTGATTCGCCCAACTCTCGATCCACACATCTCCCTTTGTAGAATTGGGAATTGGTAGGGTTGGTCTGGCATAGTTCGTTAGTCTCATCTCACCTCCAGAAGAATGGCAAGTTAGATTAACACTTCCAGCCATTGATATCACTTGAATGTTACCGTGAGCCCTTGCCTCTAGAGAGTCTGGATTGCTTTCGTTATCAGAGCCTTTTAATGTAAGTTGAGATTCTCCTGATCTAGTTCTAAGTTGAACATGCTCTTTTTCTAGATTCCTTTCAAACTCTAGATGTGCTGCTCCAGAATAAAGCCTGACCTTACTGTTTCTCTCAGTCTCCATGCTCTCAGGAAGTTCATCGCTCTTTGTAATAGTCTCGTAATACATATCAAGACCACTTTCAAAATCGTCTTTTATACCTACAGTCTTTCTTAGATCATTTCCAGTTCCCAAATTATTACTACCTTTAGGGTAATTAGGAATGGCTCTTTCGTCGTCTGGTATAGCGGCTACGATGGTCGATAAATAATAATAAGTTAGATCAGTATCATCATCACAAGTAGTGACGAGGATCATGTCTCCTGGGGTAGGGTATGCTGTAAATCCCCCCTTGCCAGGAGTAGATCTGTTAAACGGTGCAGTGTATACTGCTTCGCCTAAATCCCCATTCTTTAGCCTTATAGGTATGGAAGTCCTATCTCCTAAAATCCCCACCGTTCCTCTTACCACCTCAGCCTTAAATACCTGCATCACTCACTCTCTGTATTTTGTATAAACTTATCCAGTACACTGGTCGCTAACTGCTGTCTAAATATTGTAAACTTAGATGTGCATTCGCTCTTTGATATTATATGCTCTATACTGTCTATCAAATATATTCCGCTAAGGAATCCCTTGGTTGGCTTGTTTCTAGTAAATGCATAAAAGTTAGAATGGTCCAAGAATAGACATGGTTTTCCTAACATCATGGGTGCTGTATAGTTAAAGAAGGGTATTGTTTTTATGGAACATGCTGCTACAGTGTTAGACATTTTTTGAATATAGGACAGACTCGCTTGGAATCCTGCCCACGATATCCCCCTATCCTTTAAAGAAGATGATTCTGATATTAATTTTTTAGTCTCTTTTTTAATTGAATCAAACAAAGGAAGGGCAGCCTTATCTAACTCATCATCTGATTTTCCTAAGGTTCTACTCATTGAAAGAAGCAACGAGTAAATAGTAGGGTTTCTTCTGTATGCTACATCTAAGGACTCTTGAATAACCTCATCAAACCTTTCTTCAAAATTATCCAATGTGACAGGTTCTGATCCATTTAAAACAGTATTAAGATTGCTATTTAATCCTGACTCAACTAAGGAGAAAACATCTACCAACTTAGCAAACCCAACACCTTTTTCTGTAGAGGTTACTTCTAGAACATTTGCATTTTCTCTATTACAGATGAATAAAGGCATCTGATCTATAACACTCTTAATCTTAGCATCTTTTCCTATATCAAAATCAGAAGGTAATCCTATGTCTTCAGGAAGAGGAGCGTCCTCGTATCTGAATAATTTATGAGTGTTATAAATATAGTCTAAAAAAGGCTCTTTAGTCTCTCTGTAATCAAACAGGAACTTGTAAGTATTACTATATAACCCTTCTTTAGAAGAAATTCTTAAACTGTCTTGAAGTGTTTCAATATACACTTCCAATGTCGCTAAACCTAAATTAGGAGACAAGGGCGTAATTAAACCATCTCCTATAACAGCGTCTGTAAAAACTTTAATTTCACTATCACCGGATTCCAATACAGAATCAAAAACTAATAAATTGTGTTCTTCTTTTGCTATCTCTCTAACCGTAAACTCTCTAGTTACTTCTCTTTGATAATTAACAGCATTACCGCCGTACCCAGTATATGCTGTTTCTGTTACTTTCTTGGTTTTTTTTACATCACCTACTCTTGTAGCATATAGATTAATATATCCGTTTCCGTTATTAGTTCTTTCGCAAAATTGATTTATGAATAGTTTCTTATGCTGAACATTTGTTATGTGAAGAGGCTCTCCATCCTCATTACTTATTCTACCCATGGGATACATTCCATCATTTATGTCCAAAGCGGAATAGAGTTTTCTTAAAGACTTCATTACAAACACTTCTGGGTCCATGCCTGGATTATGATTTAAAGTTAGGTATAGTGTTTCTTGCCTAATCTTTCTTGCTCCCCCTATGGTATAGGTTGATCCACTTTCTATGGATATTCCACAACTATTAAGTATCTTTTTCAATATGTGAAGTTTGTATAGTTCAGGGAATACATCCTTATCTGTTTGCCCAGAATCATCATGTTGTTTTAGTACAGTGTCAACATATTTTTTCATTTTTAATGACACTTTAGGGGATATAAACACGAAAGGAAAATATTTCGTATCTCCTTTTCTCTGACTGAGCAAATACTTTTGGTATAGATTTTCTAACAAACTGAGTATAATCTCAGTGTGATCTTCTAAAACTTCAACTATACCCCCAAATCTTAATAACTGATAGTCAGGTCTTCTTGTATCTACCCCATATCCTTTGTATACCCTGCTATTGAAAGGTGCAGTTTTAACCTTCATTATAGGGATCTGAACTGTTGCTTCTGATGCTACCCTCACACTTGGCCCTGATATTTGCGAAGGTCTAAGAGAATTGTAAGCACTTATTATCCTTAATGAGTTAGACTTACCTTCTGCGTCCCCAAGAGAACCATAAGCCATAGTTAACTCTACTACAGCATTATTTGAACTATCTTGAGATATATAAAAAGATGTAATTATTACCTTTCTCCACGGTGAAACCTTTCTGTAATCATTACCCATCCCGTAGGTAATATACATTGGTGTCCTATCGAAAATATCCACCACCTCATTGCCGTCTTTATCTTTTGATGATGGTTGTGTGTAATTATTATTTACATCATAGTCATCTTTTGAAGTATCGTTTCCGCTTTTAGTCTTTTTAGACGGGTCCTGTAGAAGCGCCTTTATTTCTTTTAACTCTGACCCTGCCGATAACTTACTAAAGTATCCTCTGTAAACTGATAAAAGATTGTGATCGAACAGCCTGGGTAATAATGTCATCTCTGGATCTAAAAACTTAAGCATCATCTGAGGCTTACCATTAGTTTCCTTAGAGTTCGTTTCAGTAAAAGATATTAAGTTACCCTCTTGAAGAGTTAGTAATACAGTATTGGGATCTGTTGGATCTACACCCGACTTGTATTCTGTAGTATCATTCTCATTAACAACATTAGCATTATTCGTTAATATTACAAAAGGGGACCCTACATTAAATTGGTCATTGTTGATGTGTAGATCTGTGTTTTTCATAACTTAGGTATTAATATATTATCTCCAGAGTTAAACCCTTCAAAAGGATCGTTAACATTATTGAAATGCATCATGAGCCACCAATACCTAGGAGAGTCGTAGAAAGTATTAGATATTAAATCTGGTCTGTGGGCGTGCATTACAGGAATCTTACCTTTTCTATACTTGAACGCCTCGTCTAGTTCTGCAACTGTGTCGTCCATTATAGTCCCAACAGATGTTGTAACATTCTTATTCCTGTGTACAATGGTGGTAACGCCGCTCTCGTACCTGCTTAGTTTTCCGTAGTTCTTCATTTATCTAAATTTATAATTTCATCTTGCTGGTCGAAGGGATCCATTGTTAGATACTTAGTTTCTCCTTCATCGAATAATGCATCCCAACCAGTAATATTTCTAGCCGTGCTGCTTCCAGGGGCAAAGTCTTTACCTCTTAATCTAACCTCTTTAAGGCTCATTTCAATTTTTAACCTTCTGGGGAGGAAGGTCGTTTGATCATACCCCGCCAGTTCGTCGTGAGAAATTTTATAAGACTCACAAATACAAGGAATGCTCATGTACATCATACCATGAGTAAGAGTCACTATAGGAGGTCCTAAGTAAGGCTTCTGAGAATTAGTTAAGACAGAAGACCGTATAAGATTAATCCAGTACATTACTTGAAATACGGATTCCACTCTACTGTCAATGAAACTCCCTGGGTCTGACGACCTTAATACTTTGTCGAATCCGGGGAGATACTGTGCAAATATTTTCTTTTCACTTTCTCTTAGGTTTTGCCACCATCTAGTGTCAAACCTTCTTATTAAATCTGACCACCTTCTACTGACATCCCCATCTCTTTTTAAACTATCGTCCTCAAAGTATCGCTTCTGTAGAGATTGGCTATCTCCTACATGTTTAGCAGTAGGCTTTAATACACTATGTTCCATAATGTTATCCATAGTTAAATTAAAATTTAACGATAAGGATCTAGACTTGGACCCCATATACGCGAACATAGATCCGTTAGATCCTATGGGAGTATACTCACTATAGTTTGTTGATACAGACTCCCTTACTTCTATGTTCTCTAAGAAGTTTAATGTCTTGTTAAATACACTTCCGTCTGATTTCTTAAATTCAAACAAAAGATAAGAATCTGTCTCTATGTGTGGATCTATGTGAAAAGCCATTTTTCATTTCCTATATATCTTTATTTTCTACAGACAATCTCTTGTCTCTCATAGTCTGTGATACTATTTTCAATTCATCTACGATATTTGTTACTCCCTCTCCGAAAATTCTACTTAAAGCACTTTCTAATCCTTGATCAGTAACCTCTGTAGTGCTTCTAGCCGCTGTATCCAAGAACCGAATCGCCGCTTCTGTCTGAACTGAAGAATTTCGCTCTAACCCTACCTTCTCAATCCTTTCTAATTCTTTCTGTCTTACTTTTTCTTGTTCTATTTTCAATGTTTCTTTTTGAATACTCGCTAGAGCATTTAGAACTTGTTCATTGCTATTAGTCGAAGAGATTAGAGTTTGAGCCACTAAAGCGTTGTTCTCAAAACTCATTGATTTCATAGTTGCAAAGTTTTTAGCGGCTCCTTGCATAATCGAAGCCGCCTCTACATTTGTATCACTAGTGCCAGTTACAAGTTCCATTATTTTTGTCATGTTATTGAAAGTGGCGATTTTATCGGAGTCTGCATCTTTGAAAAGATCTCCTATGAGAGGAATCTTTGACAGAATATCATACACAAACTCAACTATACCACCTAACACATCCGCTGCGGCTCCTATAAGTCCAAGTACAGCACCCCCAACATACATAACCAAATTAATTAAAGGAGAAAACACTCTGACTACAAGATTTAATATACCAGCAATAGCATAAGAAAGTCCTCCTACCAACATTTTGAATGCTGGTAGCATACCTGATACTACATCTTTGAAAGGATCAAGTATAATGGTTTTAAATGCTGTAAGGGTGGTTAGTAAACTGTCTTGTTGTTTTAATTGCTTTTCAGATGCCTCTTTTAGTTTTTCGGTAAATGATAGTATATCTAGCACAAGTTGGCTCGATCCCCCAAAGGTTGCTGCTAGAACTCTTCTACTTTCCTGAGCAGAACCTCCAACCATACTCTCAGCATTTCCTGCCGCTGTTGTTATGGCTTGTATAAAATCAGTAACAGTTGCATTTCCAGTCGCTACACTATCTCCAATACCTTCTAGTCCTAGAATAGCCTGCATTTGGAAATCACCGGAGATGGAGGTTAACTCCTTCATCACTCTTCCTACCATTTGAGCGTTTTCAGGACCTAGCATTGATGTAAGTTGAGCGGTAATCTGCGTGGTTGTCTCAGCACCTCCCATTAAGGATAATCTTTGTATGTTTTCGCTAAGAGATCCTACAGCCTTTACAACAGAGTCCATACTTGTCCCAAAGGCTTTACTACTCTCAATCATGGTTTGAGCCAGCCTGTCAACAGCAGCCTCCTGCATGTTTCCAGTTCCTATAAGAGTCTGTGCAAGATTAATAGCAGCACCTGTATCTTGACCGCTAATCTGTAGTCTGCTTACTAAATCTATTAGGTTGGTATTGGTTTGATCGAATCCTGCTATTCTCAACTCAGCAAGAGACTTCATAGCCATTCCAAACCCTAGTGTATTATCCGCGAGGGCCTGGGTGTTCCCTTGCATTTCCGCAGCAAGGTTGCTATTTATTACAGCAAGTCTCTCGTCTATATCGTTAATCTCGTTTAGTGTTTGTACGAGTTTCTGTGCAGCGGCGGCTAACCCCCTAACTGCTACCTCAAGACCAACCAGACGAGCGCCTCCTAGGAAATCTAATGCTCCCGCTACCGCATTTTTAATACCTCCGGCAAGAGGACCAAGTATGTTCGATAACTGATTTCTTATGTTTGCTCTTATACCTGTTTCTTTTCCTGCTCCAGTTAGTTTATCAAAACCAGTTTTTAATCCTCCAAGACCCTCTTTTAGTTTTCCAATAGGAACCGATAGGTTAGTTATCAATGTTTTAAACCCAGGACTGTCTACAAACGCTTTTGCCAAGGCTTTTCCCGTATCTATAGGGCTAAGAATTCCTGCGGCTACTTTACCTCCTGTAGTCTCCCCTTCCTTGGGTCCTTCCATTCCATAAACTGCTTCATTGAAGTTCTTCTTGAACCTCTCAAAAAAGGTTGTAGTCACTTGATCAGCAGACTCCTCAGCAATAGCCTCAGAATCATCGTTCACTTCTGTTCCGAATTCTTCCTCTTCCATACTACTTCATCCTAAATCTACTGAGGCTGCCTATTAGCAGTTTGTTAAATGTTTTATAGTTTCGTTTACCTAGAAGCACTGAGAATAAGTTCTTAAAATACCTGTAAGTAGCCACCTTTCTCAAAGCATTTAGGTCCATATTATATAGTGAACCTAAAATAGCGGCTAAGGATTCTGGGGAGGTGTCCTGTAAATCAAAGCAGGATAATAGTTTATTGCCTGTTCTAATATTTGTGAAGAAAGGATCTCCTGTTCCTGTCCTCTCGTTTAGAACACACAACACCATGAAAGTCTTTCCATTATAACTAAAGGCTGCAACATCTAGATTTCTTAGTTGAGACATTCCTCCAGCAACAGGTTCTATACTTAACCTAGACTCTTGGTCCGTCAGACCCATGACCTTTTCTAGAAGATCTAGCCTTCTTTGCTTCTCAGTGGATTTTTCAGGCATTTTTTCAAAAGCAGGGCGTCAACCCCTTATAATATATAAATACAAAAATATATAGATGAATATAGATAGTTATGAAATTGTAGAGTTTATAGATCTACTAGATCATACATTTAGTGAAAAGTTTGTAGAGAAATGGAGATACAAATATTCTACTGCCTTCATTAAAAAGTTTCAATACAAGGTCCTCAAGTCTATTACTGATAAGAAACCTATTAAGAAGAAGAGTTTACATCAATACCTGTGTAATAAATGTAAGTACAACACTAAACAGATAGATAACTTCTTTGATGATATAGAGATAGAGATCTACTATCCGCTGGTGATGTGATGTTTTGTGATACTATCAGCAACTCGAAACGAGAAACTTTCCGTCAGTGTCGGCTCAAGTATAAATATAACTATGTGAACCGTTACGAAGACACTGACCCTGGGAACACTGGTGCCCTACACTTCGGATCCTTTATCCACGAAGTCTTTGAGCATAGTGTTAGCGCAACAACAATTGACCAACTTTGGGAGAAGGCAACTCAAATAAAAGATAAGTATACCTTCCCAGAGAAATATAACAAAGACATAGAGAAGTGCTTCAAGAACTTCCTTCGGTTCAACGCTCAGTTACCTAAGGAGTCTATAGTTGAGCACCACTTCGCAGAGGAGATTGCAGATGGAATCAAGCATGAGGGGTACATTGACCGGATTATCAAAAGTCCAACAGGTGATATTTTGGTCGTGGATTACAAAACCTCAAGAAGAGAGAAAACTAAGTTTGAACTTTTCAATGATACCCAAGGTAAGTCCTATGTCTATGCGGTCCATAAACTTACTGGTGTACCGATTAAGAACATTACCTTCGCACACTATTACCCTCTTACAAACAATCTGGTTGCGACTACCTACACAGAGTCCACCATTAGAGGACATATCAAGGCTGTGGTAGATGATGTCTGGACTATCCGTAAATGTAAGTCTGATGACCTTTATCCCCAGAAGAACGATTTCTGCAACTGGTGTTCTTACAAATCCATCTGCCCACTCTATA